TCCTACCCCTCGGTCGGGCTCACCCCCGAGGGACTGGCCGAGATCCACCGCGAGGCGGACGCGGGCCATATCGCCCGGCAGGCCGAGATGTACGAGGAGATGGAGGAGAAGGACGCGCAGGTGGGCGCTGACCTAAAGACCCGCCGCTTCGCGGTTCTCGGGCTCCGCATGAACGTTGCCCCGGCCTCTGCCGAGAAGCGCGACGAGGACGTGGCCGCCTTTGTGCTTGAATCCCTCGAAACTCTCCGCGACCGCCGCGTTGCGGTGACTGGGCTCCTCTCAGCCATATCGCAGGGTTTCAGTGTGGCCGAGATCATCTGGAGCACTGTGGGCGGGCGCTGGACTATCGATACCCTCATCCCGTGGCGGCATACCATGTTCACCTTCGCGCTCCCGGGCGGGATCCTCTCGCCCGAGCCCCGCATGCTCACCGAGGCCGAGCAGGTCTACGGCGAGCCCCTCGCGAACCTCCCGGGCAAGTTCGTCTGGATGGCCTCCCACGAGCGCGCGGGCCACGTCCAGCGCCGGGGCGTCATGCGCTCCCTCGCATGGCTCTACCTCTTCAAGAACTTCACCCTCAAGGACTGGGTCGTGTTCAACGAGCGGTTCGCCCAGCCCATGCGCATCGGCAAGTTCAGCCCCGGCGCGTCCGAGGCCGACCGCCGCGTACTGAAGCAGGCGGTCTTCAACCTCGGCTCGGACGCTGCGGCTGTCATATCCGAGTCCACCATGATCGAGCTTCTGGAATCGCAGGGCAAGACCGGCTCCGCCGCGATCTACGAGCGGCTCGCTGCCTACTGCGACCGCGCGGTGACCAAGGTGATCCTCGGGCACGAGGGCGCGTCCAACTCCACGCCCGGACGCCTCGGCAACGATACGCAGGCCGCAGACGTGCGGGAGGACATCCTTCAGGCTGACGCCGCCGCCCTCGGCGACGTGTTCACCGCCCTTAGTCGCCTCCTCGTGGGCTACAACTTCGGCCCGGACGTGGCAGTGCCCCGCGTGAGCTTCCTCGTGGAGGATCGGGGCGAGGATCTCCAGCAGCTCGCAGCCACGTACAAGGTTCTCACGGACATGGGCGTGAAAATCCCCGAGGCCCACGTCCGCGAGCGCTTCGGGATCCCGTCGGGCGACGAAGACGGCAAGACCGTGGGCAAAGGCGACGCCCGCAAGGCCACTGCCAAGGCCGTGGCCTCGGATGATCCGAACAGCCCCAAAGCGCCCGACTGGCATGAGGAGTATCTGACCGTGCTCAACGATCAGCTCGCCGGGCTCACAGGCCCGGCCACGGATGCGGTGATCGAGTACGTGCAGTCCCTCGACGCCCCGCCCGTGCCGGATGAGTTCTTCAAGCATATAAGCCTCATTCTCGCGGACACCTTTACGCAGATTGACCCGAAGCCGATCAGGAAGACGGTGACCGATATGTATCAATGGTATCGCGTGACAGAGAAGCTCGCGCCGAACGTGGAGGTGGTCTTCGGCGGTGCGGACACCCGCGCGGTGAACGCCCTTGCGCGTCAGGATCATTTCTACACGACCAAGCTCGTGAAGAACCCCGCCTTCGAGGCTGGGATGCGGAAGTACTTCGACGAGAACTTCTTCACCGGGAGCCGGGGGATACACGGCGACCCGAGCGTGATTGAAGAGCTGAAGGCCAACTTCCCCGACACGCTCGGGAAGCTCAAGGATCACGAGGTGCGCCGGATCGTGCAGACCGCTGTGGTGCGCACGCGCAACTGGGGCCGCGTGGCCCAGATGCACGAGGCCGGGATCATGGAGTTGGAGATATGGGAGCCGCACCCGGACTGCGATTTCTGCAAGGTCATGGCCGGGCAGCGGATCCGGGTGGCTGACGCCTACTCAAACATGACGCGCATGTCCGGCATGAGCCCCGAGGAGTTCGAGGCCGAGCTGAAGGCGTGGCCCACGTCGGAACAGGCGCTTATGGATAACCCCGACATTATCGAGCGCGCGAAGGCAGCCGGGAAGGTCGGGCCGTGGCACCCGCACTGCGACGCGGATACCAGGGTGGTGCTCTCGTGAGCGGGTTCAGCATAACGCTCAGTTTCTCGCCCGAGCTTGGCGGGCTCGTGCCGAGGCTCCGTGCGGATATGGACGAGGTGTTAAAGCACGGGATCACGGTCTTGGCGCTCCGGCTGGAGGAGCTTATCAAGGAAGAGGTGCCCGTGCGCACCGGAGACCTGCGCGACAGCACCACGTCGGAAGTGGCCGGGCTTACGGCACTGGTAAAGGTGCGTATGCATTACGCGCCGCACGTGGCGCTCGGCACCGGCCTTTGGGGGCCGAAAAAGGCCCGCATCAAGCCGACGACTGCCGGAGCCCTATTCTGGGCCGGTGCGAATCACCCGGTGAAGAGCATCAAGGGCATGAGGCCGAACCCGTTCCACCGCCGTGCTTTAAGGCGGCTCCGCCCGGTGGGTACGTTCACAAAGGCTATCGAGGCCGAACTGACAAGGAGGGGATGGTGAAACACGCGCAGGGAATGGGTGTAGGGTGCGAGATCAGGCTTGAGGGTAATCAAACGCCCAAATGGATACAGCTGATCCCGCCTGGCGAGTTCGTGCAGAACGGAGTCACGAACTTTCTCGACGCCTCGGACGCCGTGGCCGTGCTCGCGAAGTATGGGCGGAGGACGAACGACTCGGTCGCGGACTACGAGCACCAGACCGAGGGCGAGCGTAGGTTCGACGCCGAGGGCAATCTGATCGCGACGATCCCGATAGAGGCTCCGGCTGCCGGGTGGATCAAGAGCGTGGAGTGGCGCGGCGAGGACAAGACCACGGGCGGCCTCTGGGGCCTTGTGGAGTGGACGGACAGGGCGCGCAGGCTCATCGAGGCGAAAGAGTACAAGTACTTCTCGCCGGTCTTCCTGTATTCGAAAGTGACAGGCCACGTTACCGAGTTCTTACGCGGGGCGATTACAAACAAACCGGCTATCGACGGGATGGTGCCCGTTACCGCGACCGAGGCCGGACAAACCAATGCACTGGAGGTGCGCACGATGAAGAAGCTGCTGGAAGCCCTCGGGTTGAAGCCCGAGGCAACGGAAGAGGAAGCGGTGGCCGCAGCCACAGCCGCGATCACAAGAGCCGGAGCGCTCGGCAAGGCGGCTGAGGCCGTTGGCCTTGCCGCCGACGCTACCGCCGACACGGTGCTCACCGCCGTCGCCACGGCAAGCGCCGGGGCAAAGGAAAGCGTCCGGCTCCGCAAGGCCCTGGGTGTGGAGGACAGCATGTCCGCTGACCAGTCCGAGGGCAAGGCCATCGCAGCCGCGCACGCGCTCAAGGGCGCGGGGAGCACGGCAGAGGAGATCTCCTCGCTGCGGGCAAAGATCGGGGCAATCGAGACCGGGCAGGCCAAGGCCACGGCCAGCGCCATGGTGGACGGCGCGATCCAGTCGGGCAAGATCCCTCCCGCGCAGAAGGACTGGGCCATGGGCTACGCGACGGATAACCCGGAGGGGTTCAAGGCGTACCTCGCGAGCCAGCCCTCTGTGGCCGGGTCGGTGCCTCAGCACTCGGGCGGGGGTGCGCAGCCCGGGCATCACACTGCCGAGGCCGTGGCCGTGGCCAGCAAGCTCGGGCTCAAGCCGGAGCAGTGCAGCGCACCCGCTGGCGGACAGCCGGGCGGAACCCAGTAACCAAGACCCGCCCGAGGGCGGACAAGAAGGAGGACAGAGAACATGGCAGCACTCACCACAGACCGCAACACCCCCCGCAGGGACGGGGCGAGCATGAGCGTGCCTGTCGCAGCCGCACAGCAGATCTTCGCCGGGGCGCTCGTGGCCGTGAACGCCACGGGCTATGCCACACCCGGAGCCACCGCCACGACCCTCCGGGGCATCGGGCGGGCCGAGGCGCAGGCGGACAACTCCGCAGGGGCGGACGGCGCGATCAGCGTGGACGTGATGCGCGGCGTCTTCCGCTTCGGCAACAGCGCGGCAGCCGACCTGATCACCCGGGCCGAGATCGGCGCGGACTGCTACATCGTGGACGACCAGACCGTGGCCAAGACAAACGGCACGGGCACGCGGAGCGTGGCCGGAACCGTATTTGACGTAGACGCCGACGGCGTCTGGGTCAAGTTCTAACCCAAACCATCAAAGACTAAGGAGGACATACAGACAATGATTATCAATCAGGCATCGCTGGCCGCGATTTATCACGGCTTCAGCACGATCTTCCAGCAGGCCTTCAGTGGGGTGAAACCCCTGTACGAGAGGGTCGCCATGGTCGTGCCGTCCTCGGTGCGCGAGAACACCTACGCATGGCTCGGGGCCTTCCCGAAGATGCGCGAATGGGTGGGCGAGCGCATCGTGAAGAACCTCCACCTCCACAAGTACTCCATCGCGAACAAGGACTGGGAACTCACCGTGGAGATCGACCGCAACGACATCGAGGACGACGCCATCGGGGTCTATAACCCCATCGTACAGGAGCTGGGCCGTTCCGCGGGCGTGCACCCGGACGAGCTTGTGTTCAGCGTGCTCGGCGCTGGGTTCGACACCCCCTGCTACGACGGACAGAACTTCTTCGATACCGACCACCCCGTGGGCGAGGGCTTCGTGAGCAACTCGGGCGGGGGCGCTGGCACGGCGTGGTTCCTTCTGGACACGTCCAAGGCCATCAAGCCCCTGATCTTCCAGTCCCGGCGCGAGGTAGGCTTTATCTCCAAGGATCGCCCGGAAGACGAGAACGTCTTCATGCGCAAGAAGTACCTCTACGGCGTGGACAGGCGCGACAACGCGGGCTACGGCCTCTGGCCCCTCGCCTACGGCTCCAAGCAGACGCTGGACGCCGCTGCCTTCGCAGCTGCCCGCGCGGCCATGATGAGCTTCAAGAACGACGAGGGCGCGCCCCTCGGGGTCACGCCGACCCTGCTCGTGGTGCCGCCCACGCTTGAGAGCGCTGCGCGCGCGATCCTCATAAACGAGCGCGACGCTGCCGGTGCCACGAACCCGTGGTGGAAGACCGCCGAGCTGCTCGTGGTGCCGTACCTCTAAGAGGCGGCTGGCCGCACGCGTAATCACATAACCCTGAAGGGGGCCGCCTCCGGGCGGCTCCCGGATACACGGAGGACAGATAGAGATGGAAGAGGCAACGCAGAGAATCATCGTCAGGGCGGTGGGAGCGCCCGGCCCGGGCGGGAGCAGGTCGCGCGCCCGCATGACCTTCGGCAAGCAGCCCATCGAGGTGGAGGTCACGGACGCGGAACTTGCCGAGATCGACGGAGACGAGTTCCTCGTCTGGAGCCCTGCGGGCGCGGTGAAGGCCGGGCAGAACCGCGTGGCCCTCATCGTCGAGGCCATAGGGAAGCTCGACGGGAAGAACACGGAGCACTACACGCAGGACGGCAGGCCGAAGGTCGAGGCCATTGAGAAGATCCTCGGCATCGGGGTCACGGCTGCCGAGCGCGACGAGGCGGTCGCGTTCATGGAGGCGCTCTAACCCATGGCCTACTCCACGCAGGCGGACATCGAGAAGCTCATTCCCCGCGACCTGCTCGTGAAGCTCACGGACGACGAGGGGCTCCGCACGGTGAACGCGGAGCGCGTGGCCGAGGCTGTGGAGCAGGCGGACGCGGAGATCGATGCGTATATCTCGAAGCGCTACGGCGTACCACTCGACCCGGTGCCCGCCCTCGTGAAAAAGCTCTCGGTGGACATGGCCGTGTATAACCTCTACTCACGCACGGTCATGTCCGCGCCCGAGATCAGGCGGGAGCGCTACGCGGACGCGATCAAGCGGCTTGAGGCAATCGCGCGGGGCACGGCAGGGCTCGGGATAGCCGAGGAACCCGCGCCCCCGCCCGACGCCTCCACCGGGGAGACCACTCAGACCGCCGACTCGCAGGTCTTCACCCGCGAGAAGCTGAGGGGGTTTTAACCGAACATGGAAACCACCCGCATCGATACGATCATGACCCCTGCGCTCTTCGACAAGCTCCGGGCCTACTACCGTATGGAAGAAGCTGCATGGGACGGGCTCGGCGGGAGCGTGCAGGACTCCTCGGGCAACGCGCGCCACGCCACGAGCGCTGGGGGCGCGACCACCGTGGACACGGGCAAACTCGGGCGATGCGGGAATTTCACCGAGGCCCTGAACCAGTACATCAGCTTCCCGCTCTCCGTGTTCAACCAGGACGCGGGCACATGGGCGTGCTGGGTGCTGATGGATCCCGCGACCCCGGACGTCCGCCTCTTCAACTCCATCGCCTCGGGCGGGGGCAACTCGCACTTCAGGACGTACCTCTCGGGCGGGGTGAACCTCGTCTGGAGCGCTGGGAACGGCACCGCGATCGTGGGCGTGAACTTCGGGGCGTTCACCCTCGGCGTCTGGCATCTGGTCGTCGGGACGTGGGAGTACCGCCCGGCCACGGACGACACGCTCATCAAGGGCTACATCGACGGCGTGGCGGGCGGCACGGGAACCCTCACGGGCAGGGTCTTTGTCCCGGACACATCGCTCACGACCATGGTATGGGCGGCGTCCAAGACCACCGGGCTCCTCGACGAGTTCGGCCTATGGGGCCGCGCTCTCTCCTCCACCGAACGCACCGCTCTCCTCAACTCCGGGGCCGGGCGGATCATCCCCGCGCAGGCGTTCAACACCGATCAACTTGAGGTGACACAGCTATGAGCCTTACACCGATCACGCTGACCAAGGGAGACACCGCACCGCTCAGGTTCCAGCTCACCGAGGCGGGCGCGCCCAAGGATATCACGGGCATGAGCTTTACCCTCGGGGTGAAGTCGAGCCCCGACGACCTGGCTTACGCCATCGGCCCGCTCACCGGATCCACCGAGGATGCGGCAAGCGGCATATTCACGATCCCGTCTCCGGCTGCGGTGGCCACCGTGCCCGTGGCGGGCATGTACGAGCTCGTGATGTTCGACGGAGCGGGCGGGCGCGTCACGCTCTCGCCTCCCTACGGCCTTGAGATCCGCGTGCTTGAGAACATAGTGGACTAGGAGAGCGCATGGACAAGACCAACGCCATAGAGATCCACGCGGACGCGCTCATGGAGCGCCTCCGGGATCGGGTGCCTGCGCTGAAAGACATCGAGACGTATGCCGGGCAGGTGGAGGATCGGATTGAGTCCATGCCATTCCGCTTCCCGGCTGCGCTGATCGCCTTCGGGGGCATAGCCGAGCCCGAGCAGGTGGACGGGTGGACGTACCGCGAGAACCTCTCGTACACCGTACTCGTCTGCACGAGCAGCCCGCGCGGCGATCACGAGGCAGGCTACAGCGTGGTGCACGACGTGCTCCGCGCTCTGGTCAACCACGTGCCCGTGGACGGGGGCGAGCGGTGGCGGCATCTCGGCACGACCCTGTTCTTCACAAACCGGCAGATCACTGCCTATGCCGTGGAGTTCGGCATAGGCGTGGACGTTCAATACGATCAGGAGGATGCCTAAATGGCGAAGAAAACAGATCCACCCCCGACCGGGGATCTCCCGGAGACCGGGGCAGCCGCACAAGGCGTACAGGAGCCCGACGCGATGGTCTGGGCGCGGCCACTCCCGCACGCGGTTGGCACCACGCACCCGAAGTACGGCCTTCTGAGGGCGGACGTGCCCGTGCGAATGAGCGCGAAGGCGCTTGCGGCCTCGACCATATTCGAGAAATGCGATCCACCCGCCGTCACCACGGACGAAAGGAGCACTGAAGAATGAAAGCATCCGGCACAGAGGTTCGGGCAGCACTGAGGAAGGCGAGTGTCTGGGGCACGGCAGTGGCGTGCGGCGCTGGGCACGGGCTGCTCGTCAGGCCGCACTCCATCAAGAGGACGCGGGAGTCCCACCCGGACGATTCCCTCGGTATGCCCTTCTCCCACGAGACGGACGACGGGCTCATCACGGCACAGGGCTCGCTCCCGTGCTACCTCCGGTACGACGGGCTCGACCTTGCCCTCGCGCTTGCCATGGGGGCCACGGGCGGAGCGCCCGTGCGGCAGGGCACCACGGCTGCCTATGCGCAGACCCTCGTCTGCGCCTCGCACCTCGACGCGCTCTTCGCGACCATCGCGGTGGAGAACGGCGTGGACGTGGAGGAGTTCCCCTCGGCCAAGCTCCACGGCTTCACCCTGAAGGGCTCGGCAGGCAAGCCCGTCGAGTGCGAGTTCCACGTGATCGCGGACGAGCGCGTCCCGAACTCGACCGTGAACACACCGGCCAGCATGGACAGCGTCACCATGGTCGAGACGGGCAACCGCGTGCTCTTCACCCAGATGGTCATGCGCATGAACGACTCGTCCGGGCTCGCCCTCGGCGCTGGCGACGCGATCTACCCGTCCTCGTTCGAGATCACCTTCCGCCGCGCGCTCAGGGGCGTGCACGCCTCGGGGCAGGCGGACAGGATCGACGAGCCGACGAACGACGGCAAGCCCGAGGTGAGCGTCCGCCTGACCTTCCCGCGCTACGGCTCGAACGCGCACTTTCTTGCGTGGAACGCGGCCACGCGCAAGAAGCTCGAACTCGCGTTCACGGGCGCGACCATCGAGGGCGCGTACAAGCGCACCTTCACCGTGCAGCTCCCGGCCCTCGCGTACACGGGCGTCGACCTGCCCGTGGTGGACGGGATCATGGAGCACCCGCTTGAGTTCCGTGCCCTCTCGGTGGCGGCGGCGGTGGCGGGCATGTCCGGCGTGACCGGGCCGCTCGGTATCAACCTGATCAACAAGCAGATCGCCGACGTCCTGGCGTAAGGAGACAAGCCCCATGGCAAAAGGTGTTGAAGTCGGGTTACTCGCGGACGAGTACGAAGTATGGATGCCGTTCAAGGACGCGGGCGTGCTTATACGGTATCTGCCGCATGCGCTGCGCGAGCGGCTCACGGCGGAGAGTATGGAGCGTGCGAAGGTCGGCGAGAAGACCGTGGACGGCAGGCCCGTACCCGAGGTCGAGGAGACATACAACGTCAATGTCTTCCTTGAGGACTATGGCCGCGCGGCGGTCAAGGACTGGAAGGGTTTCACGAAGAACGGTGAGCCTCTGCCGTTCTCGCGCGAGGCGTGCGACGAGATGATGAAGTACTGGATCGAGTTCCGCGACTTCGTGGTGCAGTCGGCCAGGAGCTTCGACGCCATGTTCGCGGAAGAGGAGCGCGCGCGCCTGGGAAACTCCTCGGCTACGTCCGGGCAAGGCTCGACTTCCCGGACGTAGATTGCACCACATGCGCCGAGCTGGAAGCGCAGGATGCCGAGACACCGCCTTGCCGGACGCCCCGGCCTTCGGAAGGCGAAAAGCCCGTGCCCGGCAAGACCGCGTGCTGGCTGCCCATCGAGAGACTCGGGCGTCCGGAATGGCGGCTGCTCCGCATCCGGCAGGCCCTCGTGAACGCGCAGGGCTTGATCGACCCGCCCACGATCCTGCGGAGCATGGGCGTGAGTGACCGGGAGCTTCAGATGCTTTTGCAGTTAAACGGGATGATCGAGAAGGAGCGCAAGGCTCGTGGCTGAGATAGATTTCAATATACGGGTCAACAACTCGGGCGGTCAGGGGCTCTCGGCCTTCGAGTCCGCGCTCAAGCAGATCGCGGGCGTCACCGATCATCTGGACGCCCAGCTCCACGGGCTCGCGGATATCGCGGAGATCCTCGACCGTGGGTTCGGGGATGTCACGCGCTCCCTCGACCGCACGGGCCGCGAACTCGGCGATACGGACAAGGCCGCGCGCAAGACCGCCGACGGGTTCGGCATCCTGAAAAGCCGCACCGCCGATTACGTCAAGGGTCTGATCGTCCACGACGCGCTCCGCCTGACCAAGGACGCGGTGCAGGAATTCGGGCGGTCGTTCTACGACGTGAACGACCGGGCCGAGACCTTCATGGTCACGCTAAACACCCTTTATCACTCCCTCGACAAGGCCGAGCGGAAGTACGCGGAGTTCGTCCGGTTCTCCCAGAAGACGCCCTTCAACTTCAAGGACGTGGGCGATATGGCCATCCGCCTGAAGGCGTACCAGCTTGAGCCCACCACAAAGCTCATGACCACCATCGGCGACACGGTGGCCGCATTCGGCGGGGACAGGAACATCATGTCCGGCGTTGTGCGCGCCCTCGGCCAGATCAAGACCAAGGGCGAGGCAGCGGGTCAGGAGCTGAGGCAGCTCGCGGAGTGGGGCGTGCCCGCATACGAGATTCTCCAACAGAAGCTCGGGCTCACGGCTGAGCAGGTGCAGAATATCGGCAAGTACAGTGTGAGTTCGGAGAAGGTCTTGAATGCCCTGCTTGAAGGGCTCGACGAGCGATTCGGCGGCCAGATGGACAAGCTCATCGACAAGGCCAAGGGTATCACGGGCGAACTCGGCGACCGCTGGGAGCAGTTCATGAAGCTCGTGGGGGACTCGGGCTCGTGGGATGAAGTGCTCCGCGCCCTCGGCGAAATCCGCGAGGAGGTTAACGAAGCCTTTGAATCCGGGGCTGCCGAAGAGTGGGCGAAGCGGGTCTCGGGCACGCTTTCCGACGTGATCGCCACTGCCGAGAACCTGACGCCGCTCATGCTCTCGCTCCTCGGGATCGCCACGCGGGCCGCAGAGCTGGCCGCAGGTGCCGCGCGGGTGGCCACGGAGGCTATCCCAAACAGCGAGCACCACGGGGAGCGGTTCCATGGCCTCGGGCTCGCGGACTCATACAGGTCTTACATTGACCAACGCGACAGACCCCGCGAGGCGGTAGACAGCCTGACAGACCTCTTCACCCGCGACCACACACAGGTACCATTTAAGCCCGGCTTTGTTCCGGCTCTCGACGAGACTGCCTCAGCCGCCGGTCGGGTGAAGCAGGCGGCTGAGGACGCCTATGCCGCCCTTCGCAAGCTCGTTGAGGGCTCGGAGGCCACTGGCCCGGCAACCATGACCGCTGAGCAGTCCGGTGTGTACGCGGTCTTCCCGGATTTCCCGAAGACAGCCGAGGAGATCGAGCGCGAGTACCGCGCGCTCCGCGAACGCATGAACAACATCATGCGCACGGGCGGTGCGGAGGGCGAGTGGGCACAGGAGCAGATCCGCCAGATCCGCGAGGCAGCGGCCAGCCTGAAGGGCGACGCAGCAGCAGCGGGCATGCCCCACCTTGCGATGCAGGATATGGTGTCTGATTTCTTAACCGTGGAGAAGGCCATAGCCGAGATCACGGCGGTTACGAATCTCCCGCACTCCTTCACCTTCGACGTCTCGCAGCCGATCACCGAGCTTGAGAAGGTGCGGCAGGCCATCGAGAGTATCCCGCGCGTCCTGCCCATCGAGGTGCAGCTGAGTGTGGGTAATGATGGCGCGCTCCGTAAGGCAATGATGGGCGGGACGCCGATCAACTCCGGGGCTTCGGGCGTATGGAACTCCAGTGAGGGCGGCCAGATCATGGAGCAGTTCGACAACTACCTCGCGTCCCGGATACTCACCGACCGCTCGCCCACTGGCCGGACGATCAAGGAGATCACAAAGAAGAACGCGTATGTGAGGAAATCCGGTGATTAAGACCGCCCACCTGAACATTCTGGAGAAGGCCGCCGTTACCCTCGTTGCCGGGACGGCCCACGCGGACTATCCGCTTTACCGCCTCTGGGATCGCCTCCTTGGCAAGTGCTTCAAGACCACGGCTGCGGAGACGGTCACGCTCAAGGCTGACATGAGCGCGGTGATCGAATCGATTGTTAACCTTATGCCGAATCCAAGCTTTGAGACCGGTGACTATACAGGGCACACCCCATCGGCAATAGTAAATTACATAAGTCTCAACGACGCATATGATGGCACGCGTAAGTCTCATTTTGCGGCTTCGTACTTCGGCGGGCTAAACCAAACCGGCCTGTTGACCGGGCAGGTCGATGTTGATACCGCAGTCCGATATGGCGTTGCACTCAGAGTTAAAGTAGACCCGTATTTCGGCGGCACCCCCACGTATGAGGTGGAGCTTGTAGAGTACGATTCAATCGGAACCGAACTCGCCTCCACCGTGATTGCGACGGAAACAAGCCCGGGCACCGGTTATGTAACGCACAGGTCTATCATAGGCCCAGCCGGTTCCGGCGCGCCTGTAACGTTTCAGCCCGGAACCGCGTACATAAAGCTTCGCGAGAAAGGCACGCTGCCCGTAGACTCGCATATAAATGTGTTCCTTGACCTGATCGAGGTCTTTGTGTACCCGGACATCCTCTACGGTGCCGACCGCTTGCTTATCCCGGCTGGGCATAACCTTGACGGCCTTAGCGTTACGGTCAAGTACTCGTACAACGATCTTGATTACAGCACGGCGGTCACGCAGGTGGTCTCGGATGGGTTGATAGATTTATCCTGGGATTTTATGCCTGAGCCGTTCTGGAAAGTCCATTTCACGGGTGCCATTGTCCCCGTGGAGATCCCCGAGCTGTTCCTCACCCGGACGTATGAGCACGAGCGGAACCCGAGGCTCCCGAGCGGCCCCCACGGGATCGAGCCGAACGCGCTCACGCTCCACCTTGCCGGAGGCGCGACGCGCGGCGTGGAGTTCGGAGAACCCAAGCGCCTCCGGCTCTACGACTTCAAGGGAATCTCGGACGCCCAGCTCGCGGAACTCATGGAGCTTGAGAACGCATGGCGGGGTATCAATCCATTCTGGCTCTATGATCATGAGGGCCAGTGGATCTATGTCGAGTTGACGGGTGGGGTGCGCCCCATAACCGTGGCCCACGGACGCCATGACGCGCGTCTGTATTGCAGAGAGGTGCACCCATAGCCCCCACGAGCGAAGAGCTGCGCGCCCGGCAGAGCGCACGCCGGTGCCTCCTCGTGGAGGTCGCGCTCCTCGGAGCGGGCGCGCCCACGCTCTATCTCTCCGACCGGAGGATCTCCGTGGCCGGTCAGGAGTACGAGCCCTGCATCGAGGGCATCTCCGGCATCAACAGCGAGACCCGGAGACTCGACTCCGCGAGCCTGAACCCGAGCGTCCGGATCTCCTTCCTGAACGATCCCCACGGTGCATCGGGCGAGCCCCTCATCATGCTCGGCGAGACATACCCCTTTGACGCAGCCGGGGTCACAATCAAGGAGGTCTATCTTGACGCCGACTGGACGCCAGGCACCCCGGCCATCGTATTTCGCGGAGTACTCGACCCGCCGCACGAGATCGGGCGGCTCCGGTTCGTCTGCATGTGCTCCTCGCTCGAAGCGGACAAGGCCGAGC